GTCTTGACCCCTACGTGAGCCAACGCTAACCTACGGGTCAGCCAACGGCCGGCAGCCGCACGGATACTTGCTCGAGCGTGCGACTGCCGGGTCCGGGCCCGAATCCCACTGGAGCGACGGATGCACGACGACCGCAAGAAGGACAAGACTGGCACCCTGGCCCTGAGCCAGACCAAGGCCCGTGCGATCGGCACCGGCATCGGCCAGTCCAAGAAAGCCGCGCTGCTGACCGGCGAGGCGCGCGCCATGCGCGTGGCCGACTGCATCCCCGAGACCCAGAAGAAGGCCATGACGGGCGAGCACACGGGTTACCCGGCGCCGAGCCAGCAGATGGACGTGTACTGCGACCAGCCGAAGATGGCCGCCATGCAAGGCTCCCTCGCCGTCCGCGGTCGCGTTCGCTAGTCCCCGCGCCCGCTCGGGCGCTTCCGCAAGGCGATCGTGAGCGAACCCGCCGAAGATCACTACGATGAGCTCGTCGAGCAGCTAGCCGCCTACGAGTTCGACCCCCTTGGTTTCGTGCTGTGGGCTTTCCCTTGGGGCGAGCCCGGCACGGACTTGGAGCACGAGAACGGCCCGGACCACTGGCAGCGCCAGGCGCTGACCATGATCGGCGAGGCCCTGCGCGCCGGCGGCGATCTCGGCGCGGTGGTGCAGTTTGCCTGCCGCGCCGGCCACGGTGTCGGCAAGTCCTCGTTTGCCAGCTGGCTGATGCTGTGGTCGGTGTCGACGCACGAGTTGACCCGCGGCCGGGTGACGGCCATGACCGAGACCCAGCTGCGCACGATTACCTGGGCGGAGTTGGCCAAGTGGCACGGCCTGTTCATCGCCAAGGACCTGTTCGACCTGCAGGCCACCAGCCTGACGTTCCGGTCCGAGAAGCTGGCCAAGAACTGGCGCATCGACGCCACGCCTTGGTCGAAGAACCGCCCCGCTGCGTTTGCTGGCCTGCACAACAAGGGCAAGCGCATCTTCTTGGAGTTCGACGAGGCGTCCGAGATCGACCCGATCATCTGGGAGACGGCCGAGGGCGCCCTGACAGACAAGAACACCCAGATCATCTGGGTGGCGCTGGGCAACCCGACGCAGGCGGTGGGCCGGTTCGCCGACTGCTTCAAGGTCGGCTCGCGCTGGATCACCATGACGGTGGACAGCCGCACGTCGAAGTTCGCCAACAAGGCCAAGATCCAGGAGTGGATCGACGACTACGGCGAGGACTCCGACTTCGTGCGCGTGCGCGTGCGCGGGCTGCCGCCGCGGCTCGGCATCAACACGTTCATCAGCGAGGAAGTGGTGACCCAGGCGCGCCGGCGCGACCTGGCGCCGAGCGCGTGGCTGGGCTGGCCGAAGTTCATGGGCATCGACCCGGCGCGCGAGGGCGACGACCTGTCGGTCATCAGCATCCGGCAGGGACCCAAGCTGCTGGGGCAGTGGACCTTCAGCGGGCTGGACGGCCCGGACCTGGCGGCTCGAGCGGTGGACCTGTGGCGCGACCACCCGGAGATCGCGATCTGCGGCGTGGATGCGATCGGCATCGGCGCATCAACCGTGGACGCGCTGAAACGGGTGGCCGGGTTCCCGCTGGTGCCGGTCAACGTGGCGCTGCCGGCCAAGGACGACAGCCTGTACTACAACGTCCGGGTCGAACTGTGGGGCCGCATGCGCGAGTGGCTGAAGACCGGCATGATCCTCGGCGAGAAGGACAAGGGCGGCGACGAGCTTGCGCAGGAGCTGTACACCCCGCAGTACGGGTTCGACGGCAAGAGCCGGTTCCAGCTGGAAGCCAAGAAGGACCTGAAGAAGGCCGACCGGCTGGGCCGCTCGCCGGACCGCGCCGACTCGCTGGCGCTGACGTTCGTGGGTGACACGGTGGCCAAGAAACCGATGGCCAACCCGGCCAAGGCTTTGCCGACTCGGGCGCAGACCCGGCAGCGCGTGGTCTGGACGCGATAGAGAGCACCCGCTAACATCGGGCGGCACCTTCCCGTAGGGGTTCCGCATGTATCAGAACGACGCCGAGGCCAATCGCTCCGTGGGCGTGGGCCCGTATCCGCTGGTCAAGCGGGCCAACGCCAAGCAACTGGAAGACGCCAAGGTCCTGCAGCAGGACAAGTTGGCGCCCCAGGCAGCGCAAGGCTACGACGCCGACGACGTGTCCAGTTCGGTCCTGGCCGCGCACATCCGCCGCGCTTGGCAACGCAACAAGCTGTTCAAGGAGAAGGTCGCGCTGGACCTGCTGCGCTGCCTGCGCGCGCGCCGCGGCATCTACTCGCAGGACGAGCTCAACCAGATGAGCCAGACCGGCGGCCTGAACTTCGTGTGGGTCGACCTGACCGAGACCAAGTGCCGTGCCGCCTCCGCCTGGATCCGCGAGGTGCTGTTTCCGCCGGGCGACGTGCCGTTCCAGGTCGAGCCCAGCCCGATGCCCGACCTGCCAGTGGAGTACAAGAAAGCGCTGACGCAGGAAGCGATGCGCCGCGCGCAGCAGGCCATGGTCGAGGCGGCGCAGGCCGGTGGCGACGTGATGGACCGCGACGAGTTCATCGCGCTGGCGTCCGACATCGGCGACAAGATGCGCGACGAGGTGCAGGACCGCTACATGGCCAAGGCCAAGAAGGCCGCCGCCCGGATGCAGGAGCGCATCAAGGACTGCATGGCCGAGGGTGGCTGGGACACCGCGATGGACGAGTTCATCGAGGACTTCGTGACCTACCCGGCGGCCATCATCGAAGGCCCGGTCTACGGCCACAAGAAGCAGCTGGAGTGGGTGCCCGGCTGGAAGCTGAAGGTCCAGAACAAGACGATCCAGAAGTGGCGCCGACACTCGCCGTTCGACGTCTACCCCGCGCCCTACATGCGCGACTGCCAGCGCGGCGAACTGGTGATCCGCCTGCGGTTCATGCGCGACGAGTTGTTCGACTGCATCGGGCTGGACCACTTCAACGAAGAAGCGATCCGCATGGCGCTGGACGCCTACAGCAACGGCCACTTCGAGGGCTGGCTGTGGACCGAGGCCGAGCGCCAGCGGCTCGAGCAGTACACCTACTACACCTGGCTCAGTCCCGCCGGCGTGATCGACGCGCTGTGGTACTGGGGTGGCGTGCCGGGCTGGAAGCTGATGCAGTGGCAGGTCGAGGGCTGGGAAGACCTGGACCCGATGAAGGACTACGAGGTTGACGCCATCCTGATCGGCCCCTACGTGATCCGCTGCGCCATCAACCGCGACCCGCTCGGCCGCCGGCCGTTCTTCAAGGCCTGCTTCGACGCGATCCCCGGTGCGTTCTGGGGCCGCTCGGTGCCTGACCTGGCCAGCACGTGCCAGAAGATGGTGAATGCCGCCGCGTCGGCGCTGGCCGACAACCTGGGCGCCGCGTCCGGCCCGATGGCCTGGGTTCACAACGACCGGCTGGCCGACGGCGAGAGTTCGGTCGACATCTACCCGTGGCGCGTGTGGCAGCTGAAGTCCGACCCGACCCAGGGCGTCAACCCGGGCGTGGGCTTCTGGCAGGCCAACGACAACAGCGAGAAGTTGAACGCGCTGATCGAGCGGTGGGAGGTCAAGGCCGACGACGCCACCGGCATCCCGCGCTACACCTACGGCAACGAGCGGGTGGGCGGCGCGGCGTCGACGCTGGGCGGCCTGTCGCTGCTGATGAACAACGCGGCCAAGGGGCTGCGGCGCGCGATCGCCAACATCGACTACGGCGTGATCGAGCCGTCGGTGAGCCGGTCCTACGTCTACAACATGCTGTACGACCCGGACGAGTCGATCAAGGGCGACTGCTACGTCAAGCCGTCGGGCGCGATCAGCCTGCTCATCAAAGAGACCCAAAGCCAGGCCCGTCTGCAAGCGCTGACCATGACCAACAACCCGGTCGACCTGCAGATCACGGGACTCGAGGGCCGCGCCAAGCTGATGCGCGAGACGTTCAAGGCGCTGGACGTGCCGGTGGACGGCATCGTCCCGACCGAGGACGAGATCAAGCAGCGCATGGCCCAGCAGCAGCAAGCCCAACAGGAGCAGCTGCAGGCCCAGCAGCAGATGCTGGCCGAGCAGCAGGCCAAGGAAGACGCCATGCGGCAGCAGGAACTGGGCTTGAAGCGCGAGGACTTGCAGATGCGCAAGGGCCTGGAGCTGGAACGGATGAACCGGGAGGACAAGCGCGAGGCGATCAAGGCCGCCGCACAGATCCGCTCGGCCAAAGTGTCGGCGGGCGCCAAGAAGGGGCTGAACTTCAAGTACGACGACGCTGGCAACATCGCCGCTGCGGAAACCACCTAGCCGATTTGGCCGGGCGGCACTACCATAGTGGACCTACGTAAGGAGTGCGCCCATGAGCATGAGTAACGCGTCCGAGCAGAACCTGCTCGAGCTGCTATTCCAGAACGCTGCCTGGCCCAACTTCGGCGATGCATCCGGCTTGCAACCATCTGCCACTGCGGGGTCGCTGTATGTGGCCTTGCACACCTCCGATCCGGGTGAGGCGGGCAACCAGACCACGAACGAGGCCAGTTACGTCGGCTACGCGCGCGTGGCGGTGGCGCGCAGCGGGGCCGGCTTCACGGTGTCGGGCAACGAGGTCAGCAACGCGGCCACCGTGCAGTTTGGCGAATGCACGTCTGGCTCGGCGACGGTCACGCATTTCAGCGTGGGCTTGGCGTCTGCGGGCGCGGGCGAGATCCTGTACAGCGGTGCGCTCAGTGCCAGCCGCGCGATCTCAGCCGGCATCACGCCGCTGTTCAATCCGGGACAACTGACCGGCACGGTGGACTGATGCTCGCAACGCTGCGCGATGTTGTCGCAGCGTTCGACGAGGGGCGCTGGCATCAGCAGCGCTTTATCAAGAACGCCAGCGCGGCGGGCGACTCGCGCTGGACCGATTGGTCCTATGCGAGCGGCCAGCCCGCCTACGATGCGCGCGTGGGCGACGCCGGAGCATTCACGCCGGCGGTCGCCGCGGGCAACGACGCAATCTACTTTCCGCCCATCCCGGCCGGGATGCAGCGCGCGCTGATCGACATCGAACTGTGCCCGCTGGCCAGCGGCAACAACCAGGTGTCGCTGAACTTTGTCGTGTACGACTTGGTGGGCTACTACCCGCTGATCGACGGCGACTCAAGCGACCTGCAGGTGTTTGACAACACCCAAACCCTGCCGCGCTACGTGGACGGCAAGGGGCTGCAGGCGGTGCTGGTCAATCATATTGCGCCGACCCTGGCCAACGGTGCCGGCACGCTGACCTACATCGATGACGAGGGCGCGGAGCGCACGGCGGACTTCAGCACAGCAGTCGTGGCCAACGGCCAGGTGATGGCAGCGGCATCGCTTGGCGGAGTCGGCTCGGCGCTGAGCTTGCCGACCCGCGGCATCCGGCGTGCGCTGAGCCTGCAGTACAGCACCGCGCCCGGCGGACTGGCCTGCCTGTACGTCATCCGGCCACTGACATCCGTGGTGGCGGTGCGCGACGCCTACGAGACGGCTAACAGCAGCAAAGTCATCATCAATTCGCACCAGCCGATCGTCAAGGGGTTCCGCATGCCCTTGGTGCTCGATGGTGCGCATCTCGGGTTTTTCTTCAACGTCAACGGCGGTGCACGCACGACCGCCTTCACTCTCGGCACGATGACCTTCGCGTGGGGCTGACATGATCCAATCCATCGACCAACTGATTGCGGCCCTGTCGGCCGGGCAAAGCAACCGCACCGATTTCAACAAGATCACGGGCGCGGCGGCCTACACCGGCGGGCGCTGGTACGAAATGATGAGCCTGTCCGGCTATCCCGTGGCCACAACCTACCCCGGCACGGCGCTCACCTACGTGGCGTGCGATGACGCCGCTGGCGACGGCACCAACCGCTTTGGCATCCCGCACGGCGGCAACGTCTCGCCCGATGTCAAAAACCTGCTGAACATGCTGGCCATGAGCACGGCAGCGACCGGCGTGCCGGCGGTGCTCAAGCTGATCGACCTGGTGGGCTACTGGCCGGGCATCAACATGAACTCGGCGCTGTCGCAAAGCCTGATCGGCACGCCAAGCCTGACCCGCTACCCCAACGGCGCCGGGCTCCGCCTGGCCTTGGCGGCGCGCGCCACCACGGGCGCCAGCGCGCACAACCTGTCGTACTCGTACACCAATCAAGCCGGCGTGTCCGGGCGCGTCAATCCGTTCACCGTGGCCTGCACGGCGAGCGCGATCGTGCCGCACATCGTGCATTCCGGCTTGGCCGCCAACAACTACGGCCCGGAACTGCCACTGGCGTCGGGCGACACGGGCGTGCAGAACGTGGCCAGCGTGCAGTTGTCGCAGGCGTCGGGTTCAGCCAGCACGGCTGTCCTGCTGCTGTACAAGCCGCTGGCCACCATCACGCTGTCGATCCAGTCGCTGGCCGCCGAGAAGGACTTCCTGAATCAGATTCCCAGCCTGCCCCGCATTGTGGACGGCGCGTGCCTGGGCCTGCTGCTTGGTGCGGGTGCGGCCGTGGCCGCCAGCACCTCGTTCTTTGGCGCGCTCGAGACCGCCTGGGACTGATGGCCTACGTCCAGAACAACCTGCTATCCAGCCTTCCGCAGACGTTGCGGGGGCAGGCGTTCGCGCTGCTGCAACTCCCGCAGCGCGGCGGCAGCCGGTTGTCGCTGTTCACGGCCTTCCCCAAAGGGACCAGCGTCCCGCCGGGCTACGCGCCCAACGGCGCCTATGTCATGCCGTACACCGCCGGCGACATGGCGGCGCTGGCGTCGGCGGTCAGCCTGTCGGGGTCGGCCAGCCTGTTGCGCGGCGGCCCGCTGACGGGCGCGGGCACGCTGGAACTGACGGGGGCAGGCGGCCTGTCCCTGACGGTTGGTCTGGAGGGCGCGGGCGCGATGTCGTTTGCCGGCGACGGCAGCCTGGCGCTGACGATCGGCCTAGCGGGCGACGGCACCATCACCATGACCGGCACCGGCGCGCTGGCCATGATCGTGCCGTTTGCAGGCACTGGCGCGTTCTCGATCACCGGCACCGGCAACCTGAAGGGGCGGCTGTCGCTGGCCGGCGAGTTCACGCCGTTCACTGAACTGAGCCCGGAAAGTCTGGCCGCAGCGGTCTGGAATAGCCCGGCCGCAGACTACGTGGACGCCGGCACCATGGGCGAAAAGCTGAACACCGCAGGCGCGGGCGGCCTGTCGCCGACGCAGGCCATCCAGCTGCAGGATCTGCACCGCATCCATGGGCTGGAGTCGGGCGTCAGCCTGGTGGTGTCGCCAGCCGCGCGCACGGCCGGGCCGGTCACGCAAACCATCACTACCGAGGGCGACACGACAACGGTCGCGCGGACGTGAGTCTGCAGATTGCGGTCCAGGGGGTGGGCTTTGGTCCGCTGGCCATGGCCGCGCAGGGGTTCCTGGGCGGCACGCCGACCCCGGTTCCGGCGCCGATCGATTACCTCACCCCGCCCTACCTCGGGCGCCCGAACGTCTATGCCCGCTTCGGATTCCCGCGCGAGGACGAGGACCGGCGCACGATCGAACCGCCCAAGCGCACCGATCCACCCAAGCGCAAGCGGCGCGACACGACCATTGTCGAGTTGCGCCGGCCCAAGCCCAGCAAGCTGCTGCTGCGCTTGCTCGAGCAGGCGCCCAGCCCGCCGCCGACCGACCGCCCGATCACCGTCCCGGTCCTGCCGGAGGTGGCCGAGCCGACGGTTGATGCGCGCGCCCTGCGCGAAAACCTGCAGGACGAGCTGGACATTGCGGCCGACGAGGCTGCGATCGCGCTGGCGCTGTGGGCCGAGATGCAAGCGTGGGCACACGAGGCTGCCCTGACAATCGACCTGATGCAGGAACTGGCCCGGGCGCAGCGGTGGGCGGCAGAACGGATCCGGCGGCGCCGGCGCAACGCCGCTGCAATGGCCGCTGCATTGATGCTGTTGCGCGAGTGATTGCTTACCGTTACGATTCACGTAAGGGCATCCATGGTCAAACTGTCGGAGATCGAGCTTCAAGTCCTGGCGCGCATCAATGCGAGTCCGGACGGCCAGATCCTCCGCGAAGTCCTGACCAAACGCCTGGCGGCGTGTGACGCTGCCAACCGCAAGCTGGATGGCCCAGAACTGCACCGGTCCCAGGGACGCGCCCAGGAGTTGGCTCTCCTGCTGGACGACCTGACCGGAGCGCGCGAGACAGTTGAGAAGCTGCAGGCATCCGACACCGGACGCGCCCGCCAGCGAGTGACGTGGAACCCAGGGCAGTGATGCTCCCGATCCGCACCCGTGCGAACCCGACGCCACTGGCGTCCGATCGAGGAACACATGAACACGAGCCCTGGTGTCACTGCCGTTCGTCTGCCCCGCCAAGTCCTGCGCGCGAAAGAGCGTGCTGACGAGTTGAGCAAGCGAGCGGTCGACACTCCCGCTCCGGCTGAAACGCTGGAGCCGCCGCCCGGAACGGCTGCCGTATCGACCCCGGCCCCGGCGCCTGCTGCCACCTCCACCGACTTCGCGAACGCGGAGCCGGTCACCGAGGAAGGCAAGTACTGGCGCCAACGCTTCAAGGTCACGGAAGGATTGTTCCGGACGGCGCGCGAGAAGCACGCGACGGATCTCGAAGGTCGAGACGCCCAGGTCGCTGAGCTCCGCGCGGAGATCGCTCGCCTGAAGTCCGCCCAGCCAGTCGAAACGACGGTGCAGGATCTAAGCCAGTTCCTGACCCCGGACCAAATCGAAGCGCTGGGAGAAGATCAGGCCCGTGCTGTCGCCACCACCGCCATGAAAGCGGCGCGGAGCGAGGTGCAGGCCATGGTAGGTGCGGAGTTGGCACCCATCAAAGCCCGGCAGGAAGCCGAGGTGCAGCGCGAGGCCCGCAAGAAGTCGGATGCGTTCACGGACGCACTGGACGCCGCGGTCCCCGCGTGGCGCGAGATCGACAAGGATCCGCGCTGGCACGCATTCCTGGACGGGATTGATGAGGCCACGGAGATGCAGCGTCAGCGGGTCATCGACCTTGCCAAGGACGACGCGAACGCCAAGCCGATCGTTCGGCTGCTCAAGGCGTTCCAGACGTCCCTCGGCGCGATGGACGCCCCGCCGCAGTCCGTGATGCCAGCCGCAACCGGCGCGGGCAGTGGTCCCGCCGGTAGCCCGGTCCTCATTGAGGGCGGGGCGCCTACCAGAGCCGAGATCCGGGAGCACTTCAAGCTCCGGGCCCTCGGCAAGATCAAACCGGACGAGGCGCAGAAGTTCGACGCCAGGCTGAAGGCAGCCGAGGCAGCAGGTGTGCTGCAGCGGTAAACCCAATCAGCTGAGGAGTTAAAAATGGGCGTGCCCCGTGCAAGTGGCGTTCCTGACTATGGTCCGGGCGCCGGTACTTCCAACTTCCTGCCGGAGATCTACTCGGGCAAGTTGGTCGAGAAGTTCTACAAGACCACGGTCTTCGGCGAGATCGCCACGACCGACTACGAGGGTGAGATCGCGGGCTTCGGCGCGCAGGTCGTCATCCGCACCGTCCCGACGATCACGGTCTCCGACTATGTGATCGGCGCGGGCCTGACGACCCAGTACCCGAGCCGCAACTCGGTCACGCTGGCGATCGACCAGGCCAAGGCGTTCAACGTCGCCCTGAACACGGTCGACGCGCGCCAATCGGATCTGGACCTGGCCGACATCTTTGCCGATGACGGTTCGATCCAGCTGAAGATCGCCGCCGACCAGGACATGCTGGAGACGATCCCGGCGCAGGTCTCGAGCGAGAACACCGGCAACAGCGCCGGTGCCGACTCGGGCAACCTGCGTCTGGGCACCTCCACCTCGCCGGTGACGGTGGTGGCGTCGGGTGCGACCGGCACGCAGCAGAACGTGGTCGACTTCGTGCTGAACTGCGGCCAGGCGCTGGATGAGCAAAGCGTGTCCGACGAGGGCCGCTGGATCGTCCTGCCGCCCTGGATGGTGAAGCTGCTGAAGCAGTCGCCGCTGAACATCGCCTCGCTGGCGGGTGACGCGGTGTCCATCCTGCGCAACGGCAAGGTGGGCATGATCGACCGCTTCACGGTCTTCGAGTCGCGGAACTGCCTGACCTACAACAGCCCGGAATCGAGCACGGCCATCCTGTTTGGCCACTCGGCCGGTCTGGCGTTCGCCGCGCAGATCGTCGAGGCGCAGATGATCGACAACCCCGATGACTTCGGCTACCTGATCCGTGGCCTCATGGTCTTCGGCTACAAGGTCATCGAGCCGCTGTACGTCGGCTGCGGGTTCGCCCGTCAGGTGTAAGGAGACGGGGCCGGTGTGAGCCGGCCCCTATCCACGGCCCATCATCAAGGAGCAAGTCATGGCCAAGCCAAGCGTGTACGGTCCGCCGATCGCTCAGACCAACTCGTCTGTGCAGCACGGCAACGGCAACAGCAAGAACTCCGGGAAGGCGAAAGCCCGCTACCCGGATACGCCCAAGATGCCCAACCAGAGCAAGGGCGTTGCCGCCGGCATCAAGCATCGTGCGCTGACCCCCGGCACCACGCCGACGGGCAGCTAAGCGTTGTCTCCCTCCACCTCCCCGGGTGGATTCGCGCCTCGGGCCTGCGGGCCCGGGGCGTTTCTCTAACTGCCAATCGAGGAAATCATGGCCAAGCGCGTCAAGTCTGGTGTCTTCCTGATCCGTGAACCCCGCAACGCGAACGAGGACCCGATCCTGTTCCCGTACACCGAGAAGGTGGCGAAGCTCCCGGAATACCGCCCCTACCACGGACCGCTGAAGGAAGCCGACGGCTCTGACGTGTCGGTCGAGACGCTGCGCGCGTACCTGCGCGGCGAGGTGCGCAAGGGCGCGCCGGCCTTCGACCTGAACCCCGAGACGTTCGACATCGGCAAGGCCTCCAAGGGCATGCTGGTCGACTTCGCCGAGCGCAACTACGGCAAGACGCTGGACCTGTCGAAGGACATCGACGAGCTCCGCGCCGAGGTGGCCGCCCTGGCGTCCGAGGCTGGCGACGCCGACGAGACGGTCTCGGCCGCCACGACCGGCCGCGAGAATCGGCTGCGCAACGGCAACAACCGCCGCAAGCCGGACAACTACCCCAAGCCGGACGACGACGCCGCTGCCGTGGCGCGCGCCCAGCAACTGGCCGCCAGCAAGTCCGGCCTGAACATCCCGACGCTCTGAGATGACGACCGCAGGCCAGATCCTCCAGCGCGTCCGCGAGACGCTTGTCGACCCGAACGGTGAACTGTTCACCGATGCGGAGGGCTACGACATGATCTCGCGCGCGCTGGTGGCGGTCTGCACCATCAAGAACGACGCGTACCGGGTGGTGCGCGACATCCCGCTGGTGGCCGGCTACGTGCAGTCCCTGCCCCAGGTGCTGGCCAGCGGGACCGATGCGCCGGAGATCGGGCTGGCGGTGTTCGAGATCTACGCCAACGTCGACGGCCCGGCCATCAACCAGGTCGGCCGCGAACTGCTGAACGCCGGCAACCCGGACTGGACGATCGCCACGCCCACGTCCGAGGTGACCGAGTGGATCACCGACGTGCGCGACCCGATCCGTTTCCTGGTCAACCCGCCCAACGACGGCACCGGCTACGTCAAGGCGCTGTACGGCGCGATCCCGCAGCCGGTGACCCAGAGCGCGGACCCGATCGTCACGTCGTCGCTGTACGACGAGCGCCTGTACGAGTACGTGCTGGCCCTGGCCTATGCCAAGGACACCAAGCGCAAGGACCTGACCAAGAGCCTGCAGTACCGTCAACTGTTCAACCAGGGCATGGGGCTGCGCACCGCCAGTCAGGCGCAAGTGGCCCCTGAACTGTCGATGCAGGAGCCGCGATGACCGCCGCCGCCGGGTTCACCTACGTCGCCGACCTGCTGAAGGACATCTCGCAGAAGATCCGGCCGTGCCCGCGCATCACCCTGCAGCGCGCCTACGTGCGGGCCGTGCGCGAGTGGTGCCGGCAAACCCTGTGGCATGGGGTCAACATCGATGCCGTGCTGACGGTGGGCTCCAACGTCTACGACCTGAACCTCGGCACCCAGCTGGAAGCGCTGAACGTGGACTCCATGTCGCTGCAGCCGCTGCCGGTGGCGCCGGGCAACAACCCGGTGCCGCTCGGCCGCGCCAACCCGGTGTCGTTCATCCCGGACAACACGGAAGGCCAGCCGGTGTTCTACGGCTACCTGCCGGAGGGCGCGTTCGCGCTGGACCGCGCGCCGGACCAGGCCTACCCGGTCACGGTGCGGGTGCTGGTGCAGCCGACGGCCGAGGCCACCGAACTGCGCACCGAACTGCTGACCAAGTGGCGCACCGCCTTTGAAGCCGGCGCCCTGGCCTACCTGTACGACCTGCGCGGCGAGCCGTTCGCCGACCCGCGCGAGGCCGAGCGCCAGCGCTTGATCTTCCGTGGCTACATCAACGACGGCAAGGCCGACAAGAACCGGGGCTACGTGGTGGGCTCGGTGCGCGCCACGCCGCGACCGTTCGTCACGCGCACGCGTGGCTGGAGAGGCACATGACCGCGTTTTCCATCACGCCGCGCGCGCCCTACCCGCAGCCCGATGAGCCGTTCTCGTCCGGCCTGCAGTTCCAGATCAACGGCACCGACGTCGGGCCGCCGGGGCCGGCGGTCGTCAACCTGGTCGGCAACTTCTCGGCCAGCTACGACTCCACCACGGGCGTGCTGACCATCACTCTCGGCACGGGCTGACCATGGCGCTGCCGCAGGTCGCCTCTTTCCGCGGCGAGGCGCCTCGCGTCTCGCCCCGCAAGCTGCAGGACAACCAGGCCCAGCGCGCGGTCAATTCGCGCCTGCTGTCCGGGGACCTCGAGGCCTACAAGAACTTCGCCTACATCCAGGCGCTGTCGAAGGCCGGCACGATCAACACGATCTACCCGCTGACCGGCCCGGGCGACGTCACGTACTGGCTGCACTGGGTCGACACCGAACTGGGCACGGGCGCGGTGGAGGTGGACGTCGCCAAGAGCAACACGGGCGACAACGCCAGCCAGCGCATCTTCCTGACCGGCCTGGACATCCCGCGCTGGACCAACCTGTCGCTGGCCACCCAGTCGGGCTCCACCCAGTACCCGGTGGTGACCCGCCCGCTCGGCGTGGTGAATCCGGACTCGGCGCCGTCGGTGAGCGTGGAACTGTCGCCCACGCCGGCCGTGGAGGTGTTCGACGACCTGAGCGACACCGCCAACTGGTTCTTCAGCCCGGCCTTCAACAACGGCACGATCATCCGCGAGGCGTCGATCACCGGCGGGCGCATCCTGCTGAATGCGCGCGAGATCCAGAACGGGCCGCCGGCGATCGCCTACCGGGACTTCGGCATCGGCTCGTCGGGCGTGATCGAGTTCTCCTGCGACGTGCGGATCGACGCCACCAACACGTCGAACGTGTACCAGGTGGACATCCCGATCATGTGCTCGGAGTCGGGCGCCGGACCGCGGCTGGGCTGGTCGAAGACGGTCTCGGGTGCCAACGCGCGCTACTCGCGCGGCAACTTCTGGAACGACAACGCGTCGATCATCAGCCTGGTGAACGTGTCGAGCGTGCCGCCGCAGGACTCGAACTACTACCGGGTGGTCATCACCGGGGTGCGGCAGAGCAACGGCAACTACAACTTCACGATGCTGGTGCGGCTGGGCTCGGGCGCGCCGCTGTTCTCGGTCAGCTTCGACAACGTGGCGATCGGCGGCGGCTGGTGTGGCGTGGCCATCCCGTTCACGGGCCCGTTCGCCAACGGGTCGATGACCAACAGCTGGGACAACTTCCTGGCGCAGGGCTCGCAGCCGGTCAACGACGTCACCGACGACACGACCACCAGCTACGTCTATACCTTCGTCAACGACATCGGCGAAGAGTCCGGTCCCAGCGAAGCCAGCGCCACGATCTCGCGCGACGACGGCTCGGTGGTCACCATCACGACGCCGACCAGCCCGCCGACCGGCATCGACTACTACGTGGTGAGCAAGCGCATCTACCGCGCGGCCACCGTCAGCGGGGTCACTGCGTTCTTCTTCCTGGCCGAGATCTCGCTGGCCACCGCCACCTACGAGGACACCTCGGAGGACTCGCAGCTGGGCGAGGAACTGGAGACAACGCTGTACGCGCTGCCGCCCACGGACCTGCGCGGCATCATCGCCCTGCCGAACGGCATCTACGCCGGGTTCCGGCAGGACTCGAACCAGCTGTGCATCACGCCGATCAACCGGCCGCATGCGTGGCCCGTCGAGTACCGGCTGAACACCGACGAGCCAATCGTGGCCATCGGCAACGTCGACAACAACGTCATCATCGCCACCGAGGCCTTTGCGTACCTGGCCAGCGGCAACAGCCCGGACGCGTTCTCCATGACCAAGCTCGAGCTCCCGCAGGGGTGCGTGAGCAAGCGGGGCTGCGCCTACATCAAGGGCTACGGGTTCATCTACCCGTCGCCCGATGGCCTGGTGGCCGTGGCCGGCACCGGCCAGATGGCGCTGATCTCGGCTGGGCTGTTCACCCGCAAGGAGTGGCAGGCCATCAAGCCGTCGAGCCTGATCTCGAGCCAGCACGACGA